CTATAACCTTTGATGAGCTTGGACCAATTGAGTCAAAGGTTGATAGTGGTAATGGTGCTTATAACGTCCTACACGGTGTAAACATTAATATGGACGGTAATAATGTATCCTTTGATACTGTTAATAGCAAAACCTTAACTAAAGAACTTAAAGAAACAATAGATATTAACATAGGCTCTGGTAATATAGAAAACAGACCCGTAGTTGAGTTTGATATTGAAATCGGGGGTAACAAATACCCAGCTACTAAATTTTCTATCGGTGATAGAACAGAGAATGAATATAAAATTCTCGTAGGTAAAGATTTTATAGAAAAATTAGGCGGTATAATAGACGTTAGTGCTGAGAATAATCTCGATTAATACCAAGATGGCCTTTTTGTTCCGGTCCAAGTAGCAAACGGTTTATCTTTTCTAATATACTCTCTATATTTTTCTAAAGTTGATAAACTATTAAATTTTGGATTCTTTCTGCACTCACAATTATCGCTAATAGCTACTGCAAACGGTGTTCTACTCTCTTTAGTTATGTTAGTATTATGTACATTTTTGTAACACCATTCTATAAAAGCTAAAGTATGATGAGGCTTACTACCAGGCCATCTATAGTTTCTTTCCTCAAACATCGTAAGAGTATGATCTACCAACCATCTAAAATTGTCTTTAGATTCTCTAGCCCATTTACTACACTGATGATTGAAATAACCTTTACCGCTTTTACGAGGCTTACCAAGTTTAGTTCTCGGGCAATCTTTATGATTTAATACTTCTTGATCAAATGCATGAGCTAACATTATAGCTCCTTCTATTTGCATTTTTGACCTTACATGTTGATCGCAAAGTTCGAATGCTGCTATATCAGGATCATCATTTGTACAAAATATATTCATACTATGATTATATTCTAGTTCCTATCGTAAACCAGTAGATTCAAATACATCTCTCGCTACACCAGCAGAGAAGCCTCCTTCTATACCTTTAACAATAACAGATATAGCATTATGACTATGAAGACTTTCATTATGAGAAGCTACAATTTTAAAGTCCTTAATACGAGACTCACTATTAAGTTTTTCATATAGTAACCTTACAGCATCTTCTACAAACTTAAGAAATGCACCGTTCTTTTCAGCAAAAGCCTGCTCATCTTCTCTCTTAACCATAACTTGAGTTTCAGTCTGTAAAGCAGCTAAACATAATTCTTGAATATCTTCAATCCATAGCATATCGTCAAACTTAACACTAACACGAGCTACGCTTCGTTGACTATGAGGTACTGTAGCGCGATTACGATACTTCTCAGCATGCTCACTCAATTCAAAACTACAAGGGCAAGCAGAAGAATAAACAAAATCAAAATGAATATACTTCTTAAATTCACCGTCTTTAGTAAGATCGCCCTCAAATACTACATCATAATATTGATACCCTTGTAAACCGCTACGTAAACTCTTTTGTTTTATAGGGTATGAAATCTTAAGCATTATACGAGAATCAAATACTTTAAGATTCTCTTTATACGTTTCTAAAACATCTTTAATTTTATCAATACTAAATATTTCATCTTTATGATCATAAAAACTTCTCATAATACGAGACATGTTAATACCTTTTTTATGAGCTTCTAGAGACACACTACCAGTCACACTAGTTTCAAGTTCAATAGTCTTACCATCTCTCTTCTTATAATTAAGAGGTAGCCTGAAATTATGGATACCAACTTGTTGAATCGGTACAGCAGCTCCTTGAATTAAGCTAGAAGGCCCGTTCTGAAGATCGGGTAAGGATGAGATATATTTTTTAGTAGCATCAACATTATCATCATAAACTCTAATAGGGGGAAAGTAACCTTTAGCAAATTCTTCCCCCATAATATCTTTAGCAATAATATCTTTTTCACCGGTAAGCTCATCATCTTCACCTAACCACTCATAACTAGTATCTGAAACTTTTTTACTCATAACTTAATTATATAGTATTACACCTAAAAGTCAATAAATAAAATTGATGAAAGGTCATTTTTTAGAAAAAATCGATGAAGCTACCCCTGGAGCACCGGCTAAACCCGAAATAAGCATACCACAGGGTACGAATAAAGACGCTGCTACTAAGTTTCAACCCGGAAAGAAAACTAGTTTAACCCAAAAGTTAGCTAGCGGCGTTTCAAAAGCTGCTCAATTAGCTAAAAATATTGAAACTATTGGTACTGGTAAGTGGGATGTGGCAGCATTTGCACAAAGTGTTTTAACTAAAGAACTAGATAAGGGTACAGCTAAGCTACATACTTTCGGCAAAAAGAATCATGATACCGCAGTACTTGGAGATCAAATACTTCGAAGTTTAAATATGTACGGCTCTGCAGTAACAGATAAAAAAACAGAATCTGGTCAAGCAGAAATACCAGATGGTAAAGGCGGTACAGGAGCAACTACTACTGAAAGTTTTTTAGATAAAATTAATGCTCTGCAAGAAAAAGTTGGACCTACAGAAGAAACAAAAAAGCGAAGAAAAAGGGCCCAAGAAAAGCAAAAAACTCATACTCCTAAGAAAGCTTCTAAAGCTCAAGAAAAGGCTAAGTTTAAGCCTGTTGGTGATAAAATTAGCGCTAAAGCTAGATTATTACCAATAGTATCAAAACTTTTAGGTAAGGAAAATGCAGAGTATAATACTACATATATAACCAAAAATTTTAATAAAATAATTTTAACTATTCAGAAAATGTATGGTCCTGAATCGGAGTACGCAAAAGAAGAAGGAGCTAAACCTTTAGATTTTACTTTTGAATTACCAAGTTCTGGTAGAGTTGCAGATAAGAAAAAAGAAAAAATAAAAGAGTCTGCAATAACTGTTTTCTTACGCGAAGCCGTGTCAGATGATATTGTTAAACAATTAGGCAGGGATGGTTCTTTAGAATTATTGCAAGGGTTTGAAAAAACATACCCCGGTAAACAGATTAAATTTAAGAAAGTGGAAGAAGAAAAGCCTAAAGAAGATAAACCAAAAGAAACAGAGGCAGGGCCCGATATTCAGATAAAAGAAATTCCTTCTGAAACTACATTTTTAATTAGTAACCCTAAAAATTTCGGTGTTCGAGGTGTACAGTATACATTAAAGCCTCAAGATAGTAAAATTGCATCTTTACTTAATAAGAAGGGTATAAGCTTTCTTACCTATCTTGTTTCAAAGCCTAATGAACTTGGTGTCAGAGACGATAATACCGGTACGCTGTATGTATATAATAAAGAAAATCAACCTATATCATCCTTAGAAACAAAAGCGCCGTTTACTTGGTCTTCTACCTTGAAAGCATATAAAATTGCTGTAGATGGTGAAGAAGTGTTAGGCCCTCAAGCCGACAAGGGAGAAGCTTTAATATCATCCTCTGATGATCCTAAGGAGATCTTCCCACTTATTGCAGGTTATGAAAAATATAAGAAAGAGTATGCTAATGCGCCGGTTGTATTCTTGCAACGGCCGGGTGGTACAGAACTTAGTAAACATAAAATTATTAGGTTTCTGCCTAAAACTAAAAACTATGTATATGATTTTAAAAATCCGCTCCCGATAACTAAAGCTGATATAAAGATGCTACAAGCTGATAAGTTATTAGATCCTGAAGTTCAAGCAAAAGCAAAACTAGGTCAACAACAAGCGAGAGATAAGGCAGCAAAATTAAAACAAACAGCAGCTGGTGAATTACCATTAGGAGCTGCTGCTGGTACACCTAAGACTCCTAAACCAAAGGGTAGAGGTGGTAGACCTGTTGGTAGTAAGAATAAACCTAAAGGACCTACTCAAGCTGAAATGCCGTTAGAAAGTAAGTTTTTAGAAAAGATAGAAGAATATATATAAACGGAGCCGGTCTTTCTTCTCTTATCTAAAGATATTTTAACAACCGTTTTTTAAAAGGCAACTAACTTTTTTTTACTTTTTTTAGTTGAATAAAGGTAAGTATATACTATAATAATGTTATGAGTTATTTTAAATCGACAAAAATTATTCCTATGGGGTCTACTGCGTTTCGTCAATGGAGAGCCGGTAGTCATTGCAAATTTATTCACGGTTATCGTTTACAGACTAAGCTTTGGTTTGGTTTAAATAAGGGTGCTACATTAGACGATAAAAATTGGGTCTTTGATTTTGGTGGCTGTAAAGAGATTAAAAATCTTCTAGAAGATCAATTTGATCATACATTTTGCGCTGCAGCTGATGATCCGGAATTAGAGACTTTTAAAGAACTTGATGAGAAAGGTCTTATTCAATTAAGAGTTATGGACGGAGTTGGTATTGAGAAGACTGCTGAATGGGTTTATAGAACTGTTAGTAAGTACGTTAAAGAATCTACTAATGGTAGAGTTAAAATTGATAAAGTAGAAGTATGGGAGCATGAAGGCAATAGTGCTATATACGATACGCGTCTTGAAACTTTAAATAATTCTGACTCAAGCTATGTAGATCATAGAATTTTTAATAAAGAAAGAGCTCATGAAAAAGCTTTGGAAGAAGATAAGCAAATGAGTCTTCATGATCTAAAAGAAGAAGTAGTTGAAGAAGATGCAAATAAAGTAGAAGAAAAATCATTGGATACACAGTCAGGGGACGAGCAACGTACTATGTTTAACCCTGTTACTAAAGGTATAAGTAACCCGTTTGCAGGGACATCTTGGGGCGAATAAATGGATTTAGGAGACATATATAAAAATAATGTCTCTAAATCTTCTGTAAATATGTCAGGTACAGGGGGGTTACCTGTACAGCGTGAACGAGATCCTGCTCTTCAAAAATTAGAAAATGATGTTTTTACGCAAATGAATATCGCGGCTCAGCCACCAGGAGAAGCAGCGCCTACCCCTATACAACAACCGGAAATACAGGAAGTAGATTTCACACAAGCTCTTAAAGAGTTATCAGATCTCTCCGAGCCGATCGACGATAAATCGTAAGATTTTACTTCTTACAATATCAGAACTATCAAACTTAAAAGTATTGATACCTTCTTCTATACATATATAATCGTTAAACGCATTGTAAATGCTATTGAAACCGCTTTTACCGTTAATGTCAGACTGAAGAGTGTCTCCAATAACCATATACTTACTGTTATTACCGAAGCGAGTTAATATAGTTGTTAGCTCATTATGGGTTAAATTTTGAGCCTCATCAACTATAACACATGAATTTCTAAATGTTAAACCTCTTGTAAAATTAACAGGTACACATTTAATATAACCCTTAGTTAAGAGATTATTACTCTTATACGAAGGTATTAATTCGTCTAGTTTATCCACTAAAGGCATAGACCATGGAGCGAACTTCTCTTCAAGCTCTCCTGGAAGAGCGCCCATATGTCGCGACGCACTTTCAACAATAGAGCGTATATATACAATATTATCTACTTCTTTTTTTTGAAGAAGATTTAAAGCAGCTAACACAGCTATATACGTTTTTGCCGTGCCTGCTGGTCCATCGACAATACACATTTTATTTGTAGTTTTTTGTATTGTATCGAGGAATGCTTGTTGTGTCGGCGATAAATTATAATGATGGTTAATCTTATAATCTATATCACTTTCAACTATATTACTTCTTATCATACTGTCTGATAATTCTAATATAGGTGATGTAGCCGTTTGTCTCTTTACTACTTTTGTACTCTTTCGAGTAGAGTTTTTCTTTGGCATATACAGATATTTAGGTTATAATATATGTTAAAATGAGAGTAAAAAAATGCTCAGAAAAATAATAAATAAAGTAATCTTGATTATAAGAGGAACTAGTATATAATAAAAATATGGCATTAGATGAATTAAGTTTAAGTGATGATAAAGTGTTTTATACTCTAGAAGGAGAAGGCTTACATATAGGTCAGCCGTCTGTTTTTATGAGATTAGCAATGTGTAATTTAACTTGTAAAGGCTTTGCATCAGAAGATTCTCCTCATGGTTGTGATTCTTTTGTATCTTGGTCGGTAAAGAATAAATTTACATTTGAAAAATTAAACTATTATTTTGAAGATAATGGTTTCGATGAAGAATTAAAAAACGGTGCAATACTAAAAATAACTGGCGGTGAACCTATGTTACAACAACGTAGACTTTTAGAATGGTTACCTACTTTTGAAGAATGGTTTGGATTTAAACCTCGTATAGATTTTGAAAGTAATGCAAGTATTATGCCTAAAGATGAATGGATAACTGATTGGAATGCAACTTTTACTTTGTCTCCTAAAATGAGTAATAATGGTGATCCTGAGGCTCGTAGATATAAGCCCGATGTATTAAAATGGCATAATAGTCATAAAGAAAGCTGCTTTAAGTTTGTTATTAATGAACCTAATGATCTGAATGAATTGCGAGAAAAGTATATTGATCCCGGTTACGTGGATAAAGATAAAATTTGGTTAATGCCTTGTTGTGGTAGTAGAGATGAGCATACTCAAAAATCTGCTATGGTAGCTGATCTATGTAAAAGATATCATTTTAAATTTAGTCCAAGATTACAATTAGTAATTTGGGATATGGCTCTTAAAGTGTAAATGTACTTAGCTAATCATCAGATTATAGAGCTCTATGATTGTGATAGAAGCGTATTAGAAGATTCTAATTACGTACGCAATATATTTAAAGAGGCGGTTAAAGAATCAAATGCTACCGTAGTAGCTGAAAAATACCATAATTTTAATCCTCATGGATTAACAGGTGTAGCCGTAATTACAGAAAGTCACATAAGTATACATACCTGGCCAGAACATAGATATGTAGCTATCGATGTTTTTAGCTGCGATGATAAAATTGATCATAAAAAAATATTAAAATATTTAAAAGTTCATTTTTTTAGCAGTAGAACAAAATCTAAATCTGTTAAACGAGGTAAAGTATGAACGAAAAACAATTTAATACAGAAAGACTATGGGGTATGTCTACGTCGGTAGATTTATACAACTGTAATCCCGTTACCATTAGAGATGCAGATAAAATTAAAGAGTATGTAAATACCTTATGTAATGACATCATTGATATGAAAATGTATGGTGAATGTCAAGTAGTTCATTTTGGTGACGATCCTAAAGTATCAGGTTTTTCTATGACTCAATTAATTGAAACTTCTTTAGTATCAGGTCATTTTGCTAATAATACTAATGCAGCTTATCTAGATATATTTTCATGTAAATGGTATGATATTGAAAAAATGGTAGAATTTAGTAAAGCTTTTTATGAAGCAGAAGCTGTTATATATAAAATGAGTAAACGACAATGATTATAGAAGATAGTTGGGATAAAAAAAATGGTAGCTCTATCAATATAGAAGGAGAATTAGTTGAAATATTTAATTCTCCATATCAACGAATAGAAGTTTATGAAACTAAACGTTTTGGTAAACTTTTAATGTTAGACGGGGTTATTCAATTAACAGAGTTTGATGAAGCTAACTACCATGAGATGATAGCGCATGTACCGCTACGTGTTCATAATAGCCCTGATAATGTATTAGTTATAGGAGGGGGCGATGGTGGCGCTGTAAGGGAGATCCTTAAGCATAAACGTGTAAAAACCATTAATCTCGTTGAGATAGATAATTTTGTAATAAAAATGTCTAAAAAATATTTTCCCAATATATCATGCGGTTTAGAAGATAATAGGGTAACTGTTATGAACTATGACGGAGCTGAATATATTAAAAATTGTACTAATCTTTACGATATAATTATTATAGACTCAACCGATCCTTTTAGCGTTGGCGAGTCATTATTTAAAGAAGAATTTTATAAAAATCTTAAGAGCGCATTAAAACCTAATGGTATTGTTGTATCACAATCAGAAAGTATGTTCTACAATAAAGATTTAATAAATGATATGTTTGAATTTAAACGTAAGTATTTTAATGCTGTAAGGTATTACTATACTTTAGTACCTACATATCCTTCAGGTACTATTGGCTTTCATTTTTGTTCAGATGGAACTTACTTACCTATAGATCTGGACGATGATTTTAATAAAATTGAAGGTTTAAAATATTATAATGAAATGGTACATAGAAGTAGTTTTTTAACACCAAACGGGGTAAATATTTAGATGTCACAATTAATAACTAACTTACCAAATAATAAAGTATGGGTTCGAAAGGAATTCTTAAGAGATGGAAAAGACGGGCATGGAGAATTTGTAGAAGGACATTGGGTTACTGCAAAAAGTATAGTAGGTAGAGCGTTTTATTTTGAAACTTATTTACCAGAATACGGTGCATTATATGATAAATTGCCTATTAATGCTTTTGTATCATCTCCGGAAGTACCAGATAAGGATTATCCATTACACGATTTACAATTTTGGAATTGTATGGACTACGGGGTAACTTGTGTTTATAAGCACTTTATTGGTAGTATGGACTTTGAAGTATTTACAAGATCACATGATATCGTTAAAGGTACATACTTGTTTACTTTAGATAATTACCATGCATCAGCTGATGAAGTTGATTATAGCTGTTCTGAGGTACCTGCAGAACATAAATCTTTTAATTGTCTTGAATTAGAAAATGGTCAATACGCTTTGTACCCTAATAATAGAATGAGAGTGTATGATAATTCTTTAACTCCTAAAGATCCTAAAATGCCTGACTTTTTAGTTAGTACTGACTACTATCAAGTTGAAAGCGGATATACTTACCGGTTAGGTGATACAGATGAATATTTCTGGAAGACCAAAGAAGATAAACCAACTAAAAAATAAAAAAAAAGACGTTATTAATAACGTCTTTTCTAATGTTCGGTAGATCTAAATCTTAAACGTACCCTAATTCGTATAATCTACGCAATCTAGGAGAGACTGCATTTTCATGATGGTTAGGATGATGACCCGGGTGATTGTCATGGCCACCTGATACAGTTTGGAAATAAGCAGCTCCGTATGCAAATGTTTCTGATGCAGCAGCCGAGTTAAATACAAAGTGTGTACCGACTCTTTCCGAATCTACAATTGCAAAACGAGCACCATGCCATCCTGCTCTAAGAAATAGCTCGTAAGCTTTACCGTTATGTATGGCTGATGTACCAACATTAGTTGTATTATTTCCAAATACTCCATAATCACCGGTGTTAAAAACAATCTTCGCAGATGCATCAGCCCCAGCTTCAATAGCTAGCCCGGAAACGCCATGTACAAAAGAAGGGTGTGTATGCTCAACACCTGCAGCGCCCATTTGAACCTGGGTATCGTATTGAATAGGTCCAAATCCGCCATGAGTTGTCATAACTCTGTCAATTAAAAATGCTTGTGTATCGTGTGGTTCTGCCATAATTTTTTATCCTCTGTTAATATTTAATCTTTTAACCAGAATTTTCGTCGGAAGCAGTCATTCTAAATGACGGTCCCGTCGATACTGGAGTAGCTTTTTTTTCTGTTTTAAAAAGTTTAGCTATTTGATCAACAAGTTTAGTTTTATTATATCTTTTGTCTAACTCAACACCTTTAGTTCTGCCAAGTTCTTCAAGAGCATCCTTTGAAAGTTGTTCTAATTCTTTTTTAGTCATACAATTATTTATGGTTGCATATGATAATTTTTTCGTATAAATAATTTTCTATGACAACATTAATTACATTAGCAATATTCGTGGCAGGTTTTATTGTAGGTGCACTAGTAACACGTAAGAATCTCAAAGAGGTTAATGCTGTGGTAGCTGAAGCCAAAGAATTTGCTGCAAAGGTTGATGAAAAGCTCGACGACCTTAAAGCAGCGAAAAAACCAGCCACTCGTGGTCGTAAACCCAAAACCACAAAATAATTAACAAACTTTATCCTTAATAACTGTTACCCCCGCGCTAGCGGGGTTTTTTTTAGTCTACATCTTGCTTTAAAACTGCAACACCTATTACCATTAAAGATAATAATATAAAAATTCCATCTATCATTCTTTACTTCCCACCAGGGGTAAAGTAGAATCCGACGATAGCTCCCAGAGTGGCGACTGAGACCAAAGAAATGTGTCCCGTAGTGATAGTCGTTGTAATGTCTGTTCCATAGGGTACTTTAATAAGTCCCCAGAGGAAGGTGAAGGCTTCTTTTGATTCTGGTGGGGTGAAAGTGACGAGCTCGACTCCAGGGAAGAGGGTGCAGAGAATTGAAATGACTGCAAAGTTTGACATCCCGATGAGAGCAATAAGCCTACGAGTATGACGGGTAAACATACCATGGTCTGCGTTAGCGTCGCCAAATACTGCTTTTTGAAATTCAACATCTGCTTTATGCATTGCCATATCTCTAACAAGCTCTCTTTTAGCTGCTGTCTCTCTTGCAGAAGAAACTCCCTGAAAAATACCTCCAAGTATTTTAAGCATCGACCCCATGCCCGTTGCACCGAGCGTTGATAATAACATTGCAATAAGTCCTGACATATCATTTTAATTTTCTATATATAAATATTTATGTGATAACATCAAAAATGCATCTATTAGAGAAGAAAAGACCTGAGAGCGATTCTTCTACTTCTGCAAAAACTATAGCTTACTCCAATAATAAAATTTTATTATTACAAAATTCTGATAATACTTGGGAGTTACCTGGAGGACATGTCAAGAAAGGCGAGCCTTTAATAGCTGGAGCTATAAGAGAGTTTTTTGAAGAAACTGGTATTAAGATTTATTCATTATATAAAATTAAGAGTAAAATTAACAGGATTATATATAAAACGAAACTTTCTAGTACAAATGTTAAACTTAGTAAAGAGCATAAAAGATTTATGTTCGTACCGGTAAATAATATATATAAAATGAATCTAAGTAAAAGAGCTTATGATGATTTATCTATGTTTAAACGAAAGAAAAAGAAAAAAGATGAAGAAGAGATTTGATATATTAGTAGAGCAAATATTGCTAGAAAAGGAACCTAAGAAAGGTACGGGTAAAAAACCTAAAGGTTCCAGCAGAAGACTATATACTGATGAAAACCCTAAAGATACAGTAAGTGTAAAGTTTAGCAGTGTTTCTGATATTAGGGATACTCTATCTAAAACTTCTTTTAAATCCAAACCACATGCTAGGCAGTCGCAAATTATAAATTTAATTCATCAAAGAGTAAGGGCAGCTAAAGGTAGAGTAAAAGACCCAGTTAAGAAAAAGAGACTTAATGCGGCGTATAAATATATTAGTGGTCGTAAAGAGGCTAGTAAACGAAAAACTCAAAGAATGAAGAAAAAGAAATGATAACATTTAGTACATATTTTTTAGAAAACTTTAAAGATAAAAAAGTTAAAGGTAAAAGTAGACCTGGTCGTGTTAAACGCTCCGGAGCAAGCTGTAAAGGTTCAGTTACAGAGCTAAGACGAAAGGCTAAAAAATATGGCGGTGAAAAGGGTAAAATGTATCATTGGTG